CTGCTTCAGTACGACCTGCGCTGGAGCGGAGAGCAGTGGGAGGTGATGGACGTGGAGCGAGAGCTGACGGCGAACATCACGGACCCGGAGCGAGACGAAGTGTACCTCTACACGCAGCGAGCGGACCTCGTGGTTCGCAACCGACAAAGCGGACAATGGTACATCGTGGACCATAAAACGTCAGTACGGGTGGCACCGAAAACCATCCGACGTTACACGTTGTCGGGCCAGTTCCGAGGCTATGAATTCTTTGGGCGGGGCCTCCTCGGCAAGAGCTGGGGCGGCGTCATCCTCAACATGATTCAATGGCCGACGGAGAAGAAGGGCGCGGAGTTCTCCCGTGTCTCTCTGGAGCCCGCACCGTACGCAGACAAGACTTTCAAGAGCACTGTCCTTCACGCTGAACGAACCATTCGAGACCTGACTAAGACTGACTGCCCGCCCATGGAATGGCCTGGTGCCCATCACGAGATGGCCTGCTGGACTGCCTATGGACCGTGCCCACACCTGACCAAATGCCAATGGGGAACTGATACATGAGACTGTACCGATTCGGAATCACTTACGGACCGAGCAAGACAGGCAAGACACTCGCCGCCGTCCGGGCCTTCCCCGACGGACTCTTCATCGCACCGCCCGGTGCCCTGACCTCCGCCCGATGGCTGGACTGGGAACCACAGACGGTAGAGCTGAAGAGGGACCAGGGCTTCAAGCACATCGGAGACCTCGTCAAGCGTGCCTCCGGGAAGTTCCCTGCCATCATCGTGGACGACCTGTCCCTGATTGCAGACAACGAGCTTGAGGCGTGCAAGAAGGTCGCGAAGGGATTCGCTGCCTTCGATGTCTTCAACCGCAGGATGTACGACCTACGTGACATCTGCCGGAACGCCGAGTCTCACGTCCTGTTCACCTGCCACGAGCAGGCACCACGAGAGGTGAAGAAGGACGCGTTCAGTCGGTACATCCCTGGTGCTCCGCTCATGCCAGGCTGGCAGGTGCCGGAGAAGCTGCCCGCCATGGCAGACTTCGTGGCCAGGGTTGTCTACGACGACGACACACCAGGCTGGCCGTACGTGTACGACACGGCACCGGACCCGCACTACATCACGGGTGACCGTCTCGCCATCCTGCCCGGTCGCTTCCCCCTGAACCTCCGAGAAGCCCTGCTAGGTGCAGGGTACGCCGTACCTCGTCCCGAGCCTCTGGTCTGGATGGAGGAGTACGTCGAAGCTACAGCCCTGGACCTTCTCGAAGAGTCCGGGGAGAAGAAGCCAGATCTCAAGCGCGTCTTGTCGGCCACGGCAGGTACGCTCCAACACCATTCCCCTCGGCACGTCCGTTGGGTTCTCGCTGACGCTCTGGACAGGATGTCCTTGCGCCGGCACACTGCAAACCTTCTGGTCGATTTCATCGACAACTACTAGACAAGGACTGAATCATGTTTGACTTCTCGAAGACCGTCGTGAACGTACCCCCTGTGAAGGAGGACGTGTACTTGGTCGAGATCGTCTCGGCCGAACAGTACGAGACGCGCAACGGCAATGACCGCATCCGCTTCACCTGCCTCGTTGAGACTGGTGCCGCGACTGGGGACAGCCAGGCTGGCTGCACCATCCAGGACGGCTTCAACCTCCCGACGTACCAGGACGCCACCAAGAACGCCAGGCTTCAGTCCCTGTGGATGAAGTTCTACGTGTCGCTGGGTGTCGACCAGGCAGAGCTGCGTGCCCTCGGGCCGAAGTTCAAGTACAAGCACATCATGGAAGAAGGCAAGTTCGAGTGCATCATCGGCAAGAAGGGGTACGTCCGCTACGTCCCCGCCGCTGACAAGGACTCCTACTCCGACAGCACCTGGCTCACCCCGCGCCAGGCGGAGGTATACACCGAGGCTCGCGCCACGGTGGAGGAGGCCACGAGTACCGCTGCCGAGGGCATTGATCCCCTCGCTGGTCTCTTGAACGGCTGACACCTAGTGCGTCCCTGTCTTGGTCGGTAGGGGGGTCGAGTGTTTCACTCCACTTGACTTTCGGGTAGTGCATCGCCGGCCAAGACAGCGGACGCCCTCTGGGGGAACCATGGCCCTTGAGTGTGCCAACTGCGCTGCGTGTCCTCTCCGTTCCTATTGGGAACGGAGAGGGCACTGGAACCCTGTGGGGTTCGAGCACAACGAGAGCGACGTGCTTGTCCTGGGGGACGCGCCCTCGAAGCAAGACCTCGCGAACGGGAGGCCCTTCGTCGATGCCCTTGGTATCGCTGTGATGGACTCCCTGGAAGAGCTGAAGAAGACACGGCTCGACGTGGACTGGGGGAACCTGCTGGGCTGTAGGTGGCCGGACGATGATCCCAAGGTCTACCTCGCCCAGCTACAGAAGCGGAACCGGAAGCGTGCCAAGAAGAAGGAGCCCGCCATCATCAACCCGGTGGCAGCGTGCTGGCCGCACGTCCGGGAGGAACTCAAGCGGTACCAGACCGTCATCCCCATGGGCTCCTACGCGGCCAAGGCCATACTGGATGGGAACAAGAAGCTCGAAGACGTACGGGGCGGGCCGACCTTACGGGGAGAGCAGAAGGTTCTCCCGACCTACCACCCACGTCTGCTCCAGGTACAGGAGCATCTCCGCGAGGTGTTCCGCTCGGACATTGCCAAGGCGTTCAGATACCACCGAGACGCCCTGCGCTGGGAGGACCCGAAGGTCTTCTACCAGCCCACAGCGGAGTGGGCTCGTGCCTGGTTCGAGAGGAACCGCCACGAGGTCCTGGCCTACGACGTGGAGACTGACGGCATCGACAGCCTCACCGTGGAGATGAGGTGCCTTGGCATCGGGACTACGGACGAAGTCCTCATGCTCGGCTTCCTGTCCGTAGACGGCCAGACGCGCTTATACGAACCGGAGGAGGAGCGCAAGATCAAGTTAATGCTGTCCGAGGTCTTCACGGACAAGAGCATCCTAAAGTCGGGGCACAACGCCGGGTACTTCGACCGTGCCGTTGTGGAACAACATCTCCGGGTAACGCCCGAGCCCCTCGTGGACACCATCCTGCTGCACAAGCTCGGAGCATCAGAGCACCGGCACCGCCTGGGCTTCGTGGCCTCGATGCTCCTCGACGTGCCAGCCTGGAAGGCAGACCACACCGGAGTCACAGCCCAGACGGACGCTGACCTCCACGCCTACTGCGCCACGGACGTGGCCGTCACCGCCCGCATCCTGCTCCCTCTGCGAGACAAGGCCAAGCGCCGCAAGCAGCTTCACCTATACAGCATCGACGCAGAGATTCAGGATGTCTGCGCTGGGATGCACCGGCTAGGGATGCGGGTAGACGAGGGCCGCCGTGCTGCTCACGAGCAGGTACAGGTCACCCAGGCAGCCCAGTGGCTCGGTGCGATCCACGCCCTCCAGCCCAACCTCAATCCGAACAGCCACGTACAGCTCCGTGCTCTGCTCTTCGATGACTGGGGCTTACCTCCCTACGAGTACACCCTCGCAGGAGAGCCCTCGACAGGGGCTGCGTCCATCCGAATGCTTCTGGTGAACCCACTAGTGGATGAGGACCAGCGAGCCCTCCTGCGGGCTGTGAAGCGTTACCGCAGGGCAGAGAAGCTCTTGTCCACTTACCTTCGGAAGTGGGCACCAGGGGTTGGAGTGGTCACACCAGAGGGCTACGTCCACCCGGACTACAACGCACACGGTACGGTGACGGGGCGACTGTCCTCCTCGAACCCTAACTTCCAGAACGTGCCATACTTCCTCCGGGACATCTTCATCCCCCCACCGGGCTGTGTCTACGTCGGAGCGGACTACGACCAGCTAGAGCTTCGCTTCGCCGCTGCTCTGTCCGGAGCGGAGAGCTACCTGGACGTGTTCGAGAAGAAGCTCATCGACCCGCACAACTTGACAGCTGACCTCATGTTCGGTGACGCCTTCTGGGCGAGCGAGGGAGCCCCGAGCACCCGCATGGGGAAGGGCAGTGATCAGTTCAAGCGGCTCCGGAACCTAGCCAAGACCATCTGCTTCGCGTCCCTGTACGGAGCCAAGCCCCCCAAGGTCCACGAAATCATAGGCCGAGAGGAGGACGACCAGGGCAACATGATGTACGGAGACATGGACTTACGCCAGGTCCGTACGCTCCACCGCAAGTGGCTGGAGCGAGCCCCGGAGTTCAAGGCGTGGTGGCGGCAGACGATGCAGACGCTACGTCGCCAGGGCTACATCGAGGAGTGCGTGCTCAAGCGGCGTCGGTACTTCGCACAGGAAGACTACAACGCCGTGCTGAACTACGGCGTCCAGGCAGGGGGCTTCGCTGTGGTAGCCCAGGGGATGATCGAGCTAGTCCAGGACCACCTGCCGTTCGACTTCGGCCAGGGGTCAGGACTTGTGAACCAGCTGCATGACGCTGTCCTGTTCGCTGTCCCGGAGCGCCGAGCCGAGTGGGCTCGGGCCATCATCACGGAGACTCTGACTCGCAGAGTAGAGGGGCTACCCGTTACATTCACCGCCGAAGCCGACATCGGTACGTCATGGAAGGATTGCTGATGCTTACACCAGAACAGAAAACCCAGATGAGGCGGCTCCAAATCAAGGTAGTCAAGCTAGAGACCCTAGCGAACAACGCCCATCACCGGAGCTTAGGTCCTGTTGGCGATAGCGCACGGGTGCAGCTTCGCCTTGCTGCACGGAAGCTAACGGAGGAGGTCAACAAGGCGCGCAGTGACCTCTACCTCCTGGAAGTTCTCGGGACACCGTGAGTGTCCTTCCCCGCCGGTAGTGTCCCCACGGCCTACCGCATCCGGCCCTCGGTGATGCCGCTTCGCGGGGAGGCGGCGCATCGAGGGCTTTATTCTGGAACGTCCAGGACGATGAGCCCCAGGGCTGCCGCCATGCGCCTGAGCCAGCGCCGGTCGCCCTTCTTCGAGTCCGCTTGAGCCTCTAGGGCTGCAAGGTCAAGGGCCTCGGACTCGCGTAGTTCACGAGCCTCCTTCGCGCGTCGTAGCTCGGCCACAAGCTCGGGGTCTAGGCCGCTCACTGTGCCCCACCGGGCTCTCGCACAAGCATCTACGTCGTTCATGGCCCACTCCCTGGCAACGTGGGCAGGGGAGTAGTCCCGCCCGAGGCAAAATAAGCAATGGCAGCACCAATGGGGCCCGCGATGGTCGTGATGCCCACCCCGAGCTTAGCCCAGGTAGCTGCATCAGGGATAATCACCCGCCTGCTTAGCTCTGCCTTGGCCTCTCGAAGGACCTCGTTGGCCGTGGCTAACGTCGCCGTACTCTCGCGGATCGCCCCGGCCAGGTCAGTGGCGGCTCGGAGGTCTCGGTTCTCTGACATGGTGGCACCGTAGGCATCACCGATGTCGTCCACGGTCGAACGCCAGGCGGACTTCCGGTCTTCCGGTAGCTCATCGAGGAGGCGACGAAGCTCCGCTCTGGCACGCTCTGTGTCCATCAGTCAAGAGCCCTCGCTGCCCGTGCGAGGATGCGTCCCAGGGCCGCAGCCAGGTCGGCCTGGGCAGCTTTTCCGATGATGTCCTCACCCGAGACGTAGACCTTCAGGAGGTCACCGGAGTCGTCCGACATCTTACGGCAGAAGGTCTCGATCTCAGCCAGGCTCACCTGTTCGTCGCCCAGCATGGGCCCGAGTTTTTGTACGAGTTGCGACCCGAGAGACACGAGGCCACCACCAGTGCGGCCCACGATCTGCATCATCTTGACCCACTGCATGGTCTCTCCTACCACTCGTTGAGCAATGTGTATGTGAAGGACTTCCAGCTTTGCTTCTGGCAAATGGCGATGAACTCAGCGTAGTGGTCTGGCTTGGCGAACACCTGGCAGCCCGCGCTCCACTTGTCGACCGTAACCGACCCGCCCGCCCTCGTCGTAGCACGGTGGCAGTTGATCCCGTAGAAGCCCTCTTTGATATTGTCGTCCCGGTAGTCAACCTTGCTGTCTAGGTTGTCGTCCCGGTGTACGAGAATCTTGGCCCCTGTCTGGACGAGCGCGGTGTACGTGTTCCGGTGCTTGCCGAGCTTCCAGACGCCCTTGTACTGTCGATCAGCGACGACAGCGGCCGTACCCGCTGGGTTCATGGGGTGGTTCAGCCAGTACACCCCGGGGTCTGTTGTGATCTGCCACCAACGGTCCTGCCACTGCCCGTTGATCTTGAAGATGCAGTGGAGTACGTCATCGAATTGGTTGGGTGCCCCGTTCTTCTTCCGGATACCGATGATGTTGAGGTTGTAGTCTCCGTTCTCGAAGACCTCTCCCCCAATCTCTCGGACCCTTGCTAGGACAGGGTGGTCCATGGTCAGGTCGAGATGAAGTGGACAGTGACGCTGGAGCCTGGAGAGGCGGTGCCTGCTGTGCCTGGGCCGTCCACGCAGTAAGCTGTGAAGCCCGAGGTGAAGGCAATCCCCCCAGGAAATACACAGGTCAGCGTCGAACTAGCACTGACTCGGAAGATGAAATGAGGCTCGGTGGTACCAACAGTCGCGGAGGTTCCGTCGACCATCTTGAAGTACATGGCTGAGCTGTTGGCGTTGTTGTTGATCTGAATCACATGCAACGTGCCTGATGCGCCTGTGATGTTGGCATTGGCCGTACCATTGGCAGCTGTGATCTTGCTGATAATGGCACCAATCGGCGCGGCTTGGCTGGTAAGGGTGACGGTACCCATTATACGTTCCTTTCTTCTTCGAGTTCATCAAGGCGCTCTCGCGCTGACCTTGCGTTCGTATCTTTTTTTGCCTGCGCCATCTGGGAGGCTCGACCACCTTCTTCCGCCTCGGTACCTATGCCCAGCCCGAGGTGGATTAGGCCCCCGATGAGCGCTCCGACGGGGCCTCCAATTTGGGAACCTGTCTTTACCCCCTCGCTCGTTTCCTCCATGATATCGAGCGCACCTTCCCCTGTGGACTGCTTCTTCGCTTCCGTCTTCGTCTTCTGTTCCGCAAGGATCATCTGTTCCCGTGCCCTCGCCTGAGCTGCCCGAGCTAGGTCAAGCTCTTCTTCTTCCGTAGCTACCTGGGGGGCTGCGATCATGCCTGGGCCTCTTCCTCTTCAGCCTTCTTCCGCTTCTTCTTCTTGGACGTAGCCTTGATGATGACCTTCGTAACGGAGGAGACTCCCGAGATGATGGCTGCAATGATGACGTTGGGTAGCATTACACCGGAGCCCCAGGCGTCTTGATCAAGCGGTAGTACACCGCCACGTCGATGTCGCCGCTGAATCCAAGCACAAGGCTCAAAGCTGAACTGGTGACAAGGGTGGACGATGTCGCCACGGCGGACTGTAGCCGCGCAGGGCTCGTACTGTCGTCCATCTGTATGGCATTGCATAGATCGAGGAGGACATTAGTACCGCCCGCTTGGGACGGTGCGGAGATCCGCCCAAAGACTCGGTCGTCTGCCCCCCAGGTCATGTTGACCACGGTGTTGGACTGCCACAGGGACGACGTGATGCGGTGCTGACTGGTCTGATACGTCGTACCTGTCGCCAGGGCTTTGGATGTACCCGTATTGAGGAGGCCGACGACGAAGCCCGCTACGTTTTCATCCGGGATACTGGTCCCGTACGCGAACCAGATCTCAACCCCAGTGAAGTCCCCATCACTCCACGTTACCGTGGCCCCCGTGTCAGGGTTGACGATGGTGTAGCGTGCCTGGTAGCACTTTTTGAGCTGGAAGGCTGATCCGGAATGGGCCGAGCCCACGTACTGGATCTCCCCACCACTGTCTGCGATGGAGGTCTTTATGGCCGTGTTCGCCTCCGACGCGAGGTCAGCCGCGAGGAACTGACGCCACCGGGTCACACCAGCACGTCGAACACGTCGGGTCCGCCCCTGGAGGCTGGTACCTACGAGGCCCACTAGACTCTCCGCCGCGCGTAGATGACAAGAATCTCCGCGCTGGCACCCCCGACCGCATCAACCTTGGCTTGAAGGCGCATGTGCTGTCCTTCGACAGGCAGGCTGACCTTGTAGACCCTGTTCAGGGTTGGGGTCGGATCATCAAGGACAATCTGATACTGCTTGGTCGCGGCAAGATACGAGGTCCCGTCGATCTCCTCGATGAGGTAAGTACTCCAGTAGGTCGTACCGCCTAGATCATTCCCTGATTCCGGGCGCACGGTGATCGAACCAATACTACCGAGCCCTGTGATGTGGATGAAGAAGTCCACCTGCCGGAAGCCCCGGCAGTCAACGCTGCCGGTGGTGGCGGCGTAGGTCGTTCCCGGAACAACTGCCGCTTGGATCACAGTCGTATCGAGGTCCGACGAGAGCATGTCTTGTCGTCTGTACTGGCCAGTAGCCATCGGTCACCCCTACGTGATGCGGTTGGCACCTTCGCCGCAGAACACCCAAGCACCGTCAGCTGCATCTGTGAGAGCGTGTCCGACGTAAACCGTGGTGTCACCACCTGCGGAACCTGCGAACCCCCCGCTGGCGGCGAGGTACAAGGGAGAGCCCGCTGATGTCGCATCTGTGGTGTCCACACCCGTGACCAGCTTCCAGGGGAGCACAACACCGTACCCCCCGTCAGGGATGGCAT